GAACTTTGTTCTTATTCTTGATGATACTGCCATAAATTTTTATTCGTTTAATTGTTAATAATTTTGCGGGTCGTTCTAGTTTTTGATTCATCATTCTTTCTAGTGTCCAACCTCTCAGTCTTCTACTTTTAAATGTTCCCTCTTTTAATCCTAGTTTTTCAGCCCATTGAGATGAAGTTAGCTCGATACTTTTGTATTTTATAAGTATGTTTTTGCGAGTATTGTTGCTTTGGTCTTTTCGAGTAGCCCAACGACAATTTTCTTTACAGTAATTGCCATTGTTATTTATTCGTTCAAGTGTGAATCCTTTTTTATAAGTATCACCCATATCCTTTTCAAATCCTGCGAATGTTTCCCATTGTGTATCGTAGTTTAATCCACGACCACCATAGTTATGATAAGAGGAATGTTTTGGATTACCAATGCGTTGTTTCATCGCATACCAACTCCCATAAATACCTGTATAATTTTCTTTACGATAAGTAGATAGATATTTCTTATTTTTCTCTACCCAATTCTTATTGTCTAGTTTTCTTTGGTCTTTATGCTTCTCACGAGATTTCTTAGACGATGCTTTTACTTTCTCTATGTTGTCATAATACCATTTTCGTTTCCCTGCTAACTTTTGCTCTCTGGTTGCCTTATTCATACTTTACAGTATAACACTCCCCGTTCTATTTGACTAACTTACGAGGACATCAAACAAGACGGGAACCATTTTAGCCCACGCAACGAACTTATTGTCGATACGAGTTTCTAGTCCAATACCTGAGATTTGAGCACTTGATACTACTGGGTTGATAAGAGTCTTAACTTTACCGTAAGTAGCTTTAACGATACCTACTGTAAATGATTTCTTAACACCTGCAAAAACGTGTCCTGCTACGTTCTTTGAAGTTGAATAGTGTTCAACACCAAGATATTTAAATCCTTGTTTGATACCATTTTTCAAAGCGTCGTCTGCAGTATTAAATCCTTCTGATGAAGCTAATTGCTCTACAAGAGTAAAGTCAGCTTCTCTCCATTGGATAAAAATACCGTTTCTGTTTGCTAATTCTGCACCACCTGCTACACGGATAGCTTCTTTGATTTTTGTAACGATAGTCTTAATGTTTGCGATAGAAACTGTAATGTTTCCAGCACCACCACCGATAGACGCGTTATCAAAGTTTGTCCATTGTCCGTGTTCTGCAAGCATTTGTGTTTCTACTCTTTCGTTCAAAAGAGTTCCCATACGGTCTGCGATTTCCATAAAGTCTGAGAAAGTCTTTTGTGCTAAGTCAGCGTCATCGATATGTTCTGCTGAGTAAACATAAGTGTTAATTGTTACAGAGTCATCAACTGTAGCGATTGCTGTTGAAGTGTAACCAGTTCCACGAGTACCTGTTCCTACTGTTGGGTCAGTTAGGTAAGGGTTTTTTAATATACCTGAATTAGTATATTTTACAAGACAAATTTCCTTCCACACCATTGGTGCTGAAAGTCTTTCCTGCAAAACTGTCTCTATTTCTATTGAGGGTACGATTGCGATAAAGTTTAGTGCAATGTTATTATTTTATTTTAACACCGCCTGATTATTGTTTTAATAATCAAACGATTTAGATTTAGCTGTTATAAAATACACCCTTTGTAGCTTCTTTAGCTCTCTTAGCGTTAACAACTTTGGATCTCATTTCAAGTGGGACTTCTTCAATAGGTTTAGTACTCCAGTAGTCTACACTATCTATCGCTGCACCTCCTGACCTTTTGCCAGCTATGGTCGCTTCAGATGTTTTATTTAGACCTCTAAAATTTTCTAATCTTTGCTTGAAGTAGTCGTTCTCTAAAAGAGTGTCCAAGTCATCTCCTGACTTTTTAAGCTCTTGCTCTACAAATTCGAATTCTTTTGCACCTTTTACGCCATTGGCTGTTAAGTATGCTTTAGCTCCATAATCTAGCTCATTTGATTTGCTTGGTTTGCTTTCTGGTTTATTACTAGAGTTCTTAGAAAGTTTTGTTTCAGCTCTCTTAAGTCTTCCTTGTAATTCGTCAGCTTTAGCTTTCCAATCTGTAGTGTCTGCTTCTACTTCCTCAGTTTCTTCCGATTCTTCGGGAGTAAATTCTTCTTCTACAACTTCGTTTTCGTCTTGATTTTCCATAATCATAAATGTTTTAGTCAATTTTTAGGATTGATAACCTGTATTCCTTTTGTTTGGTAGAATAACCTTAATAAGCTAATTTTTAAGAAATTATAAACTTGCAGACTTATTCTGCTACTTCTGATGCTTCTTCAGTTCCAGTTGCTTCTTCAGTCATTTCTACTGGGTCTGTTCCTGTTACTTCTACGTCTTCTACTGTTGTTTCGTTTTCCATAGTATTTTTTATGTTAATTAATAATTACTTGTAATAAAGGGTTACGTTTAGAGTGCCTGCTATTGTTGCAAAAAGCCCTACTGTAAACCCTCCTTTGCCTAATATGTGATAACCTACGGCTGGGGTGATAACATTGTTCATAACTGTTCCTGTTGCTGTTGTTGAGTCCCAGAATCTGATTGTTCCTGCTGATGTACTGTTTACATACATACCAATTAAAGCTCCTGCTCCTGTTTTAATTAAAGCACTTGCTGTTAAGTTTATTGGGTTTGTTGTTTGATTGTCCATTATATTGCTTCGTTATATTCGCTGATAATTGGTTCGTCTTTGGTGCTTGAGACTTTTGTTAAGTCGTGAAAGCCTTTCTCCATTGCGTTTACCCCTTCCCATATTCCTCTTAAGTTCGCTCCAAGTTCTTCATTTGGGATAGGGTTGCTTGTTGCCAACTGGACTAAACTAAATGCTCGGTTGTTTAATGAGTTATGCTCTACTCCTTTCTCTAATACTCCTTGAGAATAAATGTGTTGCAATAACACTTTCTTTACTCCGTCTACTAATTCTGTGTCTTTACAGAATACTTCTATCTTTACTTTTTGTGCTTGGGTTAAAAAATCCATTTAATATTTATGCTATTTGTAATTGCTGTTCCCCGACAGGAGCAGGTTGATTTGGTACTTGTAATGGTGCTTGTGTTGATGGTTTTGTAAATGAACTGTAGTCTAATGGTGAGAAGCCTGAATTTTCTAGTAGTTCGTTAAATAATCGTGCAATTCCAGGGTTTTGACTAAAGGCTTGAGGATTTTTCATAACTTCTCTTAGAATGTTGGTTATCTTATCTGCCTCCTGTGCCATATTCTTTTGCTTGCTCTTAATGTTTATGAATACTGCTATCGGTAGGCTATCCATTTCTCCTTTTAATACTTCAAAGAATTTCCTGTTGCCTCCTTTCTTAAAGTCTTCTTTGTAAAATTCTATCAAAGCTTCTTTCTGTCCGTCTTCTATGATTTCTCCGTCTAAGATAAGTTTCTTTACTTTAGTTTCTGCTAGGTTAGTTGCTATTATTGTTGCAATTTCTACCATTTCTTCTAGGGATAGTTCCTCACTAAACTTTAAGCCACCTTTCATATCTTTTATCATATAAGGGATTATGAATTTAGGGTATAAAGTATCTGCGAACCAACTAGCTATCTTTCCTTGTCTGTAAACGTGTATGCCTTGACCTTCAACGTGGACAATTTCTGTAGTTCCTAGTGGTGTGCCTGATGCTGGAGTGTTACCTAGAGCTAGATCACTTGCTGAACCTAAAGCACGAGCTGAATTTTCCTGCTTGATTTGGTCGTTAGTAAATGCTGAAAGGTTTTGTAATGGAGCGTTAAGGAATTGTGTGTTATCTCCTCTGTTTTGTTTTAGTATTGTATTCGGTTTAAGTTCGCTTATCTTTTTGTTTCCTAGTTCCTCGCTGTCAGTTATGATTATGTTTATTGCTGAGTCTAGTAATGCTTTGATTTTAATAGCGTCATAGTTTCTCCATACTTGAGGTTCAAATAGACTTTCTACGATAGATTTACCACAAGCTCTGCCTTTACTTCTTATTCGGTCTATCTTTAATGCTGAGAAGTTATCTTCTAAAGGTTTGTCTACTCCTGCGTATAAGACTAAGCCTTGTTTTTCGCCACTTGGGTCGTCATAGAAACAAACGATGTGCATTTGTGGGGTATAGTTACATTCTTCTCCGTTATTATCAAGCCAAAGTTCTGGTAGATTACCTCTTAATTCATAGACTTCTATATACTTTCCAGGAGTTTTAACTACTTGGTCGTGAGCCATTGATACTTTCTTTTCAGACATAGCTAATTTAATAGCCATATCTATTGCATCTGAGTCCCATTTACCTTTGTATGATACAAGTTCTTGAGGAGTCATTTGATGTTTGATACATATCGGTCCTGCCATAATGTCAGTTTGGTCGCAGAAAGCTATTGATTGTAGATTTACAACTTCTGGGTGAACATTGTTTACATTTTTAACTAATACCAAATCATAAATAACCGATGATTCAACAACATCGTCTATAAAAGTATCTAATTGGTTTGTTCTAGCCCATTGTGGGTGTCTTTTCTTTATGATAAAAGACTTGTAGTTGTTTTGGACTTCGTTTACATAAGGGATAACATCTTTAACGTCAAAGCCTTCTGTTCGGAATGCTACGTTTATGATAGGAGTTACTATATCGTCATAGGGTCTTAGACCGTCATTGTTACCTGTAAAGTAATAACCGTTAGCTACGGCATAACAACGCTCCACGTGTTCTGAAAAATTCCAATCTTTTGCAGAGGTAAGAGGAACACGAGCAGTTTTAAAACTGTTTTCTTCTGATTTAATATATTGGAAGACGTTTTGATTTTGCAAATTATTTATTTGATACTGACACTAATTCCATAAAGTATGGAGATAGCCGTTTCTCTTCCTTTCTCACTTTTGGGTGATGAAAGTGGCATAATGTTATGCCATTGTTAATACCATATCTTAATTCTAGGTGGTCTACCCAGTTTAAAATATGATGTGATTCTAGCCGACCTTTGCAATCTTTGTTTAAAATCTTACACTTCCAGTTATCTCTATTTTTAACTGCTATTGCCCATTGTTTATATTGAGTGTCGTAAGATTTACGTCTATCTGTTTTAATTTAGTTCTATCTTTAATCCACCTATAATTCTTTTCTCCCTTACAAACATTCTTCATTTTCTCTAATGTTTCCTTACTTACCTTGCGTCCCTTCATTTTATTTAGTGATACTTCTGTTGTTTATAACCTGTGTTTTTTGTAGAGAGTAACTTTTTTGTAGCTTCCGTGTGAACCTTCCCAGAGTGGTAAGTATTATTCAAATTAACAACACAAAGACGAGCTTTTGTATGCTCTGTTTGTTTTCTCCCTTTATTTATTTTGTGTCCTTTTTGGAATGGCATAGGGTTAAAAGCTTTCACTTTTCCCTAGTCTTCCTACGAGAAATATTTACTACTTACAGTATATCATATATTAAAATTAAAATGCAAATATGTGGATAACTATTTTGCTAACACAATCTTTTGTTCGCGTGTTATTAGATAGCTATCTGGTTTTCCTTGATTATCTTTTCTTATTAGTATAGTTTCGTACGGCTTTGCTTCTCTCAAGAATTGTATTATTGTTTTTTCGTTTTCTGTGAGTGTTTGCATTATTTACTTTTTCTTTATTTCTTCTAAGTCTTCTAAAGTTAGAGATTCTAATAGTTTTAATTCCTTTCTTTTGATTGCAACCTCCCTCCGTATTTTATTGTATTCTCCTTCATCAATTAAATGATTGCATTGTGATAAACAAAGACTAACACCTTTTGTTGATTTACAGTTACAAGACCATAGATTGTATTTATCATCATAATGAAACCAACGTAGTGTAGCTGTGTCCACTAAATGCCCTATTATTTTACTTTCTTCTGGTTTTTCCATTTACTTTTTATTATGTATTTGTTTTAAAATCTTTGTTGTTAAATCAAACTTATCCTGTAGTGTTTCGCTTGCAAAGTTTTTACACTTTACTGTGACATAGGTAAAATTTATTCTGGCTTTATCATACCATCTTTGTTCTACTATGTATTCTGAGTTTTCTCTTTTAAGATAAATCATTATTATTTCTTAATTTGATTATAGATATAATTACATTGAAAACATAAGTCGGTCATATCTTCAGAAGATATTTGATAGAAAATATGATACTTATTACCAAAACCTTTTTTTACTCTGCCACACCAGTCACAGCTTGTAGTAAGTTTAGTGTGATATTTGTTACCAAACTTACGCCAAAACTTTGCTCTTGGAAAGATAACAGTTGAAATCTTTTGCCATAACTTTGGTTTTGATTCTTGGGTCATATTAAAATATCAAAGGGTCTATAAACATATCCAGTTCGTCTGGGTTTGCAAATAGCTTTCTAAGTTTTATTAATGGTAATTTTCTTTGGAAGACTAATCCTCCTTGAGTGATTGAAACATATCCTTCTGTGTGAACGAAGTCTGGCTTCATAGCCATAAATGCTTTCTTTAGATTGTCTTTAGACATTACGCTCTTTTTAAATGTTTCTCCGTTAAATGCTAGTTCTAGTTTGTATTTTTTCATATTATTATTATACCATTAAATTGTTACATTGCTATATTAGTTTCTTTTTCGTTTTCGCTAAAGTCTGGTTGATAGTATGGTTTATGTGCATTGTGCAACTGCATACTTAAACTATCAAGGACATCATCATTTTGACCTCTTGGGAATGTTCTCATTTCGTCTAGGAGTTCTAGGTTTGATCCTACTAAAAAGATACTGTTATGCTCCCAGCGTGGAATAAGCCCACGAATACGAAGTTCTTTATTTATTCCTCTATGTTTTATAGGAGTTACACTAAAGAATGTCTGTCGCTTTCTCATTTCGTCTTGTAAGAAAGGTTGTATCGCCATAGTAAAGGTTGTTTCTTCTAACCCTAGAAACTTTGGACTATATGTTTTATGTAAATAGAACAGATGGTCAATCAAATCTTTACTGTTTACTTTTAGTCTGTAGGTGTGGATATACCATTTATTCTGTAAGTCTACTCGGTTAATAGTTACTCCAGTATAGTCAGCACTTTCTTTTTCTGATACAGCACTATCAATAGTGATATAACAGTTAGTATCTTTCTTTCTAACTTCTTCTTCGGTTACTGGATGTATATGTTCTTTTTTAAACTCTGCAAGAGTGTCATCAACAGGCAAGTTCATCATTTCATAAGAGAACACTAGAGAGCCTAATTGACGCTGTTTATCTTCAATAGATACTTTGCCTGTCTTTTCTGCTTCCTCGTCTGTAAGGGAGTATTTTGAAGCCCACAGAGGCACTCCATTAGCCATTACTGGTATGTTACGGACACGAATACCTTTGTCGGTTTTTGCTCTATCAAAAATGTATTGAATGTTTCCATACTCTGTAATAAAGTTTCCAAGATATAATATACAGCCATCAGGACTCATACCAGCCATTGCTTCACTTATGTGGTCTTTAACTTGCTTTGTATATGCTTGNGAGTCCTTTGTTTTGTTGGTTTCTATATCATCTAATAATAAAAACGATGGTCGTTGGTTTAAGTGAATACGCCCTCGAACTGATTCCTGTGTACTGTGTGCTTCCACACGAATACCATTCTCTGTAACGAAG